AAGGCATCAATTACGGCAAAAAATGGTACAAAATGAGGCACAACTTTGGAAGTATTTAAAGAATAAAACCCCCCAAATAATTTGGGTTAAGGTTGAGAATACAAGTCATCTAGGCACCCCAGATTTACTTGGATATAATAAAAACAAACACTTTTTTACATTAGAGTTGAAGGTTACTAAAAGTAACAGATTGACCTTCTCACCTCATCAAATCGCCTTCCATATTAAGCACCCTCAAAATACTTTTATCCTTGCAATGCAACTTGTTGATCAAAGCCTAAAACTTTATGAAGGCAATCAAATCGAAATCCTCGCCACTCGTGGCTTGAAACTAGAACCACGTTGCGAGGGGTTAGAAGATTGTATTGGTAAGCTCGAGGCAGTTTAGAATTGTTATAAGGTAGATTTCCGATAAGTAATGATTATCGGAATTACCATTGATAGTTTGTTATTATCGTTGCTAAACTGTAAGTTGCATTGTGTTAGTTCCTCGCCACTAGCAACGAGATGCAACTCCTGGTAAAATTCCATAGAGGTACCACAACCGTTTGCTTTTTTGCATTTTTATATAATTATTAATTTATATATAAAAAAAAGTACCTCAAACTGTTGTCATTAATGCTTGATCTGGATTGTCATAGCTTGTAAAAACCAAATGGGTTACAAAAACACCTTAAAAAAATTTTGCAAAAAAAATATATGGAAATAGACTTAGAGAAGATTAAAAAGCTGCCACCTGACATCAAGAAGGATTACATGAAGATGTACTTAAAGCTTGATGAAAAGAAGAAGATACTGAAAATAAGAGAGGATTTTTTATCTTTTACCAAACACATCTGGCCAGATTTCATTGAAGGCGATCACCACAAAATTATTGCAAAAAAATTTAATCAAATAGCAGAAGGCAAAATCAAACGACTCATTGTCAATATGCCACCCAGACATACAAAGTCTGAGTTCGCTAGCTCCTTGCTGCCCGCTTGGATGATTGGGCGTAGGCCTAAACTTAAGATAATCCAGACAACCCACACCGGAGAACTAGCAATCAGATTCGGGCGTAAAGCTAAAACACTAATGGATAGTCCTGAGTACAAAGAAGTTTTTGAGACAAGATTAAGAGAAGACTCGCAAGCTGCAGGGAGGTGGGAGACAGCACAAGGTGGTGAGTATTTTGCATCTGGTGTTGGTGGAGCAATAACAGGTCGTGGTGCAGATTTACTTGTAATAGATGATCCACACTCAGAGCAAGACGCAATGAACCTAACAGCTCTTGAACGGGCTTATGAATGGTATACATCAGGACCTCGTCAAAGGTTACAACCCGGTGGAGCAATAGTTGTAGTAATGACTAGATGGAATACTAAAGATTTAACAGGGCAATTATTAAAACACCAAAAAGAATTAAAATCAGATCAATGGGAACTAGTTGAGTTTCCAGCTATCATGCCTACAGGTAAACCCGTTTGGCCAGGTTATTGGAAACTTGAAGAACTAGAAGCGGTTAAAGCATCGCTATCAATTCCTAAGTGGAACGCACAATGGATGCAAAACCCAACGTCTGAAGAAGGTGCTATCATTAAACGTGAGTGGTGGAAAGTTTGGGAGAAAGATGACATGCCACAACTAGAGCATATCATACAATCCTATGACACAGCGTTTATGAAAAAGGAGACAGCCGATTACTCGGCTATCACAACGTGGGGCGTGTTTCGAGAGAATGAGGACAGTCCTTCTAATTTAATATTACTAGATTCACTAAAAGGTAGATACGAGTTTCCAGAACTTCGTCGTGTTGCTAAAGAGCAATATGATTACTGGCAGCCAGAGACTGTGTTGGTTGAGGCGAAAGCTAGTGGACTACCACTGACGTATGAACTTAGAGCTATGGGAATACCCGTTGTCAACTACACACCATCGAGAGGTAATGATAAACACACTAGAGTTAATTCTGTTGCACCTTTGTTTGAAAGTGGTATGATATGGGCACCGGAGCGAAAGTTTGCGGAAGAGGTCATTGAGGAGTGCGCAGCGTTCCCTTATGGCGATCATGATGACTTAGTCGATAGTATGACTCAAGCTGTTATGCGATTTAGACAGGGAGGATTAATACCTCACCCAGAAGATTATAAAGACGAGAAGATTTTTAAAACAACAAAGAAGTATTACTAATGTCTAGCTTAACAGATCAATATACAAAAAATAAAAGTGATTCAGAAAAAAGAGCATTTGAAAAACTTGTAGTAAAAGAAATGGATGGCAGTATATCAGAACTATCAGCTATACAACTAGTCCTAGCTAAAGAAAGAGAAAATAAAAACAAAGGTGGCAGGGTACGAATGGCGAGCGGCGGGATAGCTAAGATTTTAGGATTATAATGACTATAGGAAAAAAATCAGGACCACCACCAAAAAGAGGACCTAACCCACAGGGCTTGAATATTAAGAATAATACTGTTAAGACAGTGAAACTGGAAAAAATAAATGGCAACAGACAAAGTATTACCCAACGAGATAAGAAAAGAAGTTAACATTCCTAGCGAGGAAGAGTTACAAGTAGAGTTTGAACAAGAGACAGGACTGCCTGATAGTAAGGGTCCAGTTGAAGTTCAAGAGAATGAAGATGGTAGTGTTGACATAAACTTTGATCCCTCAAAGGTTAATGTAGAAGGTGGTGAGAACCATTTCTCGAATCTCGCTGAATATTTACCAGACGATGTATTAAATTCATTAGGTGCAGAACTATCTGACAATTACATGGATTACAAAGCATCTAGAAAAGATTGGGAAAGAACTTACACACAAGGACTAGAACTTCTAGGTTTTAATTACGACGATAGAACAGAACCTTTTAAAGGAGCAAGTGGTGCAACTCACCCAGTATTAGCAGAAGCTGTAACTCAGTTTCAAGCACAAGCATACAAAGAATTATTACCGGCAGATGGCCCTGTTAGAACTCAACTTATTGGAATACCTACTCCTGAAAAAGAAGCTCAATCTGTAAGAGTTAAAGAATTTATGAATTATCAATTAATGTCACAAATGCCAGAGTACGAGGCAGAGTTTGACCAGATGTTATTTTATTTACCATTAGCAGGATCTGCATTTAAAAAAGTTTACTACGATGAGATTATGCAAAGAGCCGTATCTAAATTTGTACCGGCTGATGACATTGTTGTACCATACACTGCAACATCATTAGATGATTGTGAATCTATAATTCACAAAGTGCGTATGACAGAAAACGATTTAAGAAAACAACAAGTAGGTGGATTCTATAAAGATATAGAAATTGATCCATCGTACATGGAAGAAACAGCTTCAGAAAAAGTACAAAGAGAATTAGAAGGAACAAGTAGAGGTAAAGATCAAAAAATGTTTACTCTGTTAGAGTGCCACGTTAGTTTAGATCTAGAAGGCTTTCAAGATTTAGGTGAAGATGAAACACCAACAGGAATTAAACTTCCTTACATTGTAACTTTAGAAGAAGGTACAAGAAAAATATTATCAATTAGAAGAAACTTTGCAGCAGAAGATATCATGAAAACTAAAATTAATTATTTTATTCATTTTAAATTTTTACCTGGTTTAGGTTTTTACGGTTTTGGTTTAACTCACATGATAGGTGGCTTATCAAGAACAGCAACAGCAGCACTAAGACAATTGCTCGACGCTGGTACCTTGTCTAACTTACCCGCAGGATTTAAGATGCGTGGTATTAAGATGAGAGACGAGGCACAATCTATTCAACCAGGTGAATTCCGAGACGTAGATGCTCCAGGCGGAAATCTAAAAGATGCCTTCATGACACTACCGTTTAAAGAGCCGTCACAGACTTTATTACAACTTATGGGTGTCGTGGTACAAGCAGGGCAACGATTCGCTTCGATTGCCGATATGCAAGTAGGAGACGGGAATCAACAAGCAGCAGTGGGCACGACAGTAGCTATGTTGGAAAGAGGATCTAGAGTTATGTCAGCCATACACAAAAGATTGTATGCTGCCATGAAAAAAGAATTTACTATTCTTGCTAGAGTATTTAAAACTTATTTACCACCAGAGTATCCATACGATGTTATTGGTGGACAGAAACAAATTAAACAAATGGACTTTGATGACAAGATAGATATTTTACCAGTTTCAGATCCTAATATATTTTCTCAAACACAAAGAATATCACTTGCACAAACAGAAATGCAACTAGCAGCAGCTAATCCACAAATACACAATCAGTATGCAGTATACAGAAACATGTATGAGGCCTTAGGTGTAAAAAACATTGATGCAATTTTAATTAAACCACAACAACCAACACCATTAGACCCTGCACTAGAACATATTGCAGCAATGGGTTCAAAACCATTCCAAGCTTTTCCAGGTCAAGACCACAGAGCACACATGACAGCTCATTTAAATTTTCTTGCAACTAATTTAGCTAGAAATGCACCCATGGTTAGTGCTGCCGTACAAAAGAACTGTATGGAACACATAAGTTTAATGGGTCAAGAGCAAATTGAGTTAGAATTTAGAGGAGAATTACAAGAACTGGCAAAAATGCAACAGATGGCGCAACAGAATCCACAAATTCAACAACAAATGGTGCCGTTACAACAAAAAATTGAAGCTAGAAAAGCTATTTTAATTGCTGACATGACTGAAGACTATATGAAGGAAGAAAAAGCAATTACTGGAGACTTTGGTAACGACCCTATTGCACAATTAAGAGCAAGAGAGTTAGATATTAGAGCTCAAGACAACGAACAGAAGAAAAAAGATGCTGAAGATAGATTAAATCTAGATAAAATGAAATCTATGATGAATCAAAGCGTACAATCAGAAAAACTAGATCAAACTGAAGAGTTAGCAGAACTTAGAGCTGATACTTCTATTGAAAAACAAGAAATGGCTAATGAAGCCAGAGAAAAACTAGCAATGATAAAAAGTATGGGGAATTAATTACATGATTGATAAAAAAGAAAAGAAAACTTTAACAAAACATAAAATACACCATACGACAAAACATATGGCGCAAATGAAAAAAGATATGAAAAAAGGTGTGAACTTTAAAAAATCACACATTAAAGCTATGAAAAAGGTGGGTGCATAATGTGGTTTGGTGCACTTAAACTAGCGTTAAACGCTGGAACACATATTTACAAAAAGAAAAAAGAAACTCAAATGCTAATGGCTGATGCACAAGCGCAACATGCATCTAAAATGGCTAAAGGTGAGTTAGAATTTAGTGGCAAGCTCCTCGAAGCTCGTCAAAATGATTATAAGGACGAGGTAGTTCTTGCAATATTAACGCTACCAATTTTAGTGCTTGCATATGGGGTCTGGTCAGACGATCCACAAGCTATGGAGAAGATAAAAGTGTTCTTTGAGCATTTCCAAGCATTACCCAAATGGTTTACTAATTTATGGGTGCTTGTATGCGCTAGTATATTTGGTATAAAGGGTACACAAATATTTAGAAACAACGGAGGAAAAAAATAATGTTAAAAAATCCAAAAAAAGCAGACCTAGATAATGATGGATCATTAAGTAGTTACGAAAAAAAAAGAGGAATGGCTATAGAAAGATCTATGAATAAAAATATGGACGGAGGAATGATTAAAGATGAACGTTCTAAATTTATGGGTGGTGGAATAGCTTACGCTGGTGGCGGAAGAGCAATGAAAAAAGGTGGTAAAGTATAATGCCTGGAAAAGAAATTAAAGGAAGAAGTAAAAGAGCAAATTACCGTGACGGTGGCAGAGTAAATAAAGCTGGCGGCGGGGGACTTTACGCAAACATTCACGCAAAGCAAAAAAGAATCAAAGAGGGTTCAGGTGAGACTATGGCAAAAGCTGGAGACAAAGGAAGACCTACTGCTAAACAATTTAAACAAGCAGCAAAGACAGCTAAAGCGTAATGTTAAAGTCTAGGGGCATGAGTAGAATACTTCTTAAAAGAGGTGGTTCTCCTGCGTGGACTAGATCTGAAGGTAAATCTAAATCTGGTGGACTGAATGAAAAAGGACGTAAGTCTTATGAAGCAGCTAATCCAGGATCAGATTTAAAAGCACCACAACCAGAAGGTGGAGCAAGAAAAAAATCATTCTGCGCTAGAATGAAAGGTATGAGAA